CCCAGACATGTCACTCTACATGGATTATGTCTATCTTGACGTGGAAGAGCGACGCAGGTTCGCCCAAGCAAGTCACGAATACCTTATTGAGCAACTTCAAACCGGTATCCCACAAACGATCAACACTGCAGCAGGACGATTGGATCTAACACTCAATCACCCAGTGAAGGAACTCATATGGGTCTTCCAAGATGCCCGTAAGACCGATTGCGGTTCCGTAGTCTCAGAGACCGTCGGATATACTCAACCCTTCACATATGATGATATTGTCTTCAAGGCACGTATCCAAATCAATGGACAGGATCGATTTGATGAGCGATATGGTGATTACTTCTGGAAGGTACAGCCCTATCAACACCATACAGGTGGTGCCTTCTGGCCCATTCACAATGCAGTTGCAACCACTGCTGCATCCGCAGCGGGAGGTGCGATCCAAGCTGCATTCACAGCCAGTATCTCAGGTAACTTGATGACAGTCAGTGCAGTAGGTTCTGGAACATTGGTAGTGAATATGTTGGTCACAGGCGCAGGTGTACCTCTAGGAACATACATTAGAGGCTATGGAACGGGTGCTGGCAGCACAGGAACCTACGAGATCAATCTCCAAACTCAAGTAGGAAGTATTTCTATGGTTGGTTCCTTGAACAACGTTCAATCTCAAACCACTTTTAACCCTATCAACGTGTATTCCTTTGCTATCAGCCCTGAGGAACATCAACCTTCTGGATCTTGCAACTTCTCTCGTATTGACACTGCAACATTGGTCTATGATAGCATTACCTCTGGCGGTGCAGGCAACTTCCCTAGCAAAGCCTACCCTTACAACTTCCGAGTCTATGCAGTCAACTACAACATCTTCCGTATTATGAGCGGTATGGGCGGTCTGGCTTACAGCAATTAAATGTTCTAATAGTATATGACTCATTGGGGCTACCATCTGATTTTGAACGGACGCAACTGCATTCCTGCTTCGATTCGCTCTGCGCAACATATTGGAGTGTTCACATCCACCCTCGTCAACCAAATCGACATGGTTCCGTATGGAAAGCCTGAAATCGTCATGTTTGGAACAGGTAACAAAAAAGGATTTACTTTGGTTCAGTTGATTGAGACGTCTAACATTTGCGCTCATTTCGTAGAGGAGAGTGACGATATGTATCTCGATGTCTTTTCATGCAAACCGTTTGATGAAAAGGTTGTGAAAAAGGTAGTCGATGACTTCTTCTCACCCGCTACAATGGATACTAAACTCATTCTTCGTGATGCTTCTACTCGTATGCAATAAATCACACCCTTACATAAATGGGCATCCCACGCGTGTATTGGTATGTGCTTTTGATTGTAATGCTTGAAACCTTGGCTATGAGCTGTTTCAAGCGAAGCATTGACAACTCAGCCTTCTTTGCGGTCGGTGTGTTGTTTTATGCAGCTGTTGGATACTTACTCCGATTGACCATGAATACCTCTGGAATGGCAATGACCAACGCACTTTGGTCTGGAATGTCAGTGATGGCTACAACTACCGTCGGTATCATGCTCTTCAAAGAAAGTATTCACTTCCATGACTTGTTTGCGATTGCACTCATTGTGAGTGGCGTGATGATTTTGAAGGTAACTGACTAATGTCTATCGCAGTATTTGGGTAACACTTTCCGATTCCTAAGGTTTGTTGCATCATGACCGGAGCAGGACCTGAAGTGCATTGAACATGTTCGTATCCTAACGAATGACCCATTTCATGTGAAACCATGTATTGACGATAACGTTCCAACGGCAACTTAGAAGGTGCTGCACCGTGCATCCATCGATTTGCATTCAGCCAAATCTCATTTCCACCTAAGGTAGCACACGAAAGAGACTCTCCACATCCTTGCGTCTTCAAGGTTTTAGTACTAGATAACCGAATCGTCTTACCCTTTCCAACCACAAAGGTATGGAGTTGGGCCCAGCCTTCTGGGTCCGCTAAATAGATAGCGACTTCCTCTGCGAACTGACGCGGGTCGTAGTCGACATCCGAATCGACTGAAGTCGTATAGCGAATCAGTCCCATTATGTAAAAAACAGGAAACTCTTTACATGAAGTAGTTGGGATCGAGCTGAATAGCAAGGTTCTCAAGAATTAACTGCGCGAACAAGGGAGAGATCTGACTTTGGTGGACGATTCGAACACGAACTTTATCGTTCTCGAGACCGACCCTAAAGGCAACTTGTTTCTGTGGGTTGATACATGCAGTCACTGCAACGACGTAAGCATTACCATCCTCGATGATTTCTCCTTTATAATGACCTCCGAGGTCCATGTCCTGAATCATATCGTCTACTGCGTTGTGGATGTTATACATTGTGAATACAGGGAAAAATGACAGCACCGTCATTTTCCGTTTTGAAGAGTTACCAGCATTCTCGGTCGAAGAGAACACGACATTCGACGTTGCAGAAGTTGCTATCACACGATGCTGAGCAGTAGCAGCACTTAGCTCGTTCAGTGTGAACTTCTTTGCAGAAGTTTGCGTAGTTGTTGACCGAGATCTGAATACGGTGGATGTCCTTCCATATTCCTTGTCGTGCAGCACGGTACGCACACTCGGCTGCAATCGGAGTGAATGCCTTTCGCCAGACTGCTTGTGATTCAGCAAGTTCGCGTGCTTCTTGCTCTGCCTTCTCAGACCAGAAGGATTCTACTCTCCATGCCTTGCGGCTGTTACGAAGCTTCGTATCAAGCGCAATCCATTCTTCGATTCCGTCACCGTATTTCCATGGTTCGGCAACCATATCGCAGTAGACTTTGAACTGCGCATCCAACTCCACCATCTCCTTGTGAGGAACTTCAACCTGTGTAGGTGTGTAGTTCATCATGATGTCTCCCCATGAGCGAGAGTCTGTATTCCAGTTAATAACGGCGGAATGCCCTAAGCCTGTGATTTTCTCCACAGACAGATTGTCTCCCCTGAATGCCCCTCGAGGCACCACAGAGTTCACCTTTTTACGTGTGTCGACTCCAACACGGGCCTTTGCGGGTGCCATCCGGTATATGGTCTTAGTAGCCATGGAGATAGCTTTGGCTGACTCAAATGAATCCGTTTTTAAAAGTTGGTCCATAGGATTCCTCTTGGGTCAAAAAAGTTCGGGATTTTTTGGGCCATTTTGGGCCTCCCTTCAGTTTCCTTTTGCCAAGTTTTAAAAACGGATTTGCGTAGTTCAGACATACTAGTCTCCCCCTCCCCCACACAGAACACTCTCACACTCTAAAATGTCTCTCAAGCAACTCATCATCTCAGCAATCATCAAAGTCTCCGAAGAGAACCCTCTTCTCAACCACCCAGACGCCAAGACCGCAAACGAGTCTCGCGACCAGTTCATCCAACTCTTGATGAACGAACTCTTCCCTGAAGCCGAAGTCGAATCCACTCACATTACCGTTCCAGTCGTGCCTACGGAAGCACCTACACCCACCAAGAAGCGTGGTCCAATGACTGAGGAAGCCAAAGCCGCAATGAAGGCTAAGAAGGCAGCCAACGCAGCTGCAAAGGCTGAACCAGTTCCTGAACCAGTAGTCGTAGAAGCACCGGCTGCAGAAACACCCACCAAGAAGCGTGGTCCAATGACTGAGGAAGCCAAAGCCGCAATGAAAGCTAAGAAGGCAGCCAACGCAGCTGCAAAGGCTGAACCAGTTCCTGAACCAGCTGCTCCAGTCGAAGCTCCCGCCAAGGAGAAGAAGCCTAGAACCAAGAAGGCTGCAGTTCCAGAGAACGCAAACCTCCCAAAGATCGATCCTACCTGGCGCAAGCACCTCAAAGCCGCAGACAAGGAGCACGCTAAGGAACTCGAACCTGAACTCCTCAAGTATGTCAACAGCCTCTCCAACGAGGACTTCCACGCCAAGACCACTGAAGCACATGTCGCCGACTTTGTAGCCTCACGCTCAGACGGTAAGGTTGAAGCCGAGCTCACTGAAGTCACCTTTGAAGGCAAGGAATACTTAGTCAACCCCGAGACCAAACGAGTCTACGAGGGTGAAGGAGTGTACGACGAAGCCACACGCGAATGGACGAACTACAAAGGAGTTGGATATGTAGGCATGGCTGCCTTTACCGAGATGAAGATGGAGTAACTTCACTCAAGGTATAAAAAACCACCCCCCTTTTTTACGTGCAGTTACTCGTGCTATAACACTTTGGATCGACGGTTTGCGTGATAACATCCGGTGCTTCAGGAGACATGAACTCTCCCAAACGAGTTTCTTGATTCGGTAAAGCTCGATTGTCTCGAGCAGCTTGAGCACCCAAAACTTCGGTATACTGTCGAAGAAGTGAGGTATAGGCTCCTGCACCATCTTGTTTACGAATGATTCGAGGAACCACTGTTGTAAATGACAGTGTATACACCGATGTTCCTAGACTATCTTTAAGAGTGATTCGTAGTGAATCTTGTCCTATACGTACTGAAGTCCCTGTGATTTGATTGGTAAGTGGATTGAATGATAATCCATCCGGTAAATCTACAGTTTCGACGAAGAAATACACAATACCTGTACCCGTTGCAGATAGTTGAATCGGAGTAATAGGAATGTATTGATAGTTAAGGAAAGAGAGAGTTGTAGGGCTAGTGAGCACTGGACCCGTTCCAGCTTCAGTGTTGAAGGTTAAGTTGACGGTAATACTTGGGTTTTCGGGATAGAATCCAAAAGGGGTATACAGTAAAGTAGGAGGTGTCAATGAAAGAAACCGAGTTGAATCATTCGTTCCTCCTACAGCATTGGACATTGCTGAACTAATATCCACCGCAAACCAACCTGATAGAAGTGAAGTCGAAGCATCATGTCGATAGAGTGTAGGGTAACTTCCTGCTTCACCTCCTTGAAGTGCAGCGTTCACAAATACATTCCAATAGTTTCCATCAAACGCCATAGACCCAATCCGAAGAGGAGGGATTACACTAAAAATAGAGAAGTCATTTGTTGGGAACAAGTCAGAACTTGATAAGTCTATTTTTGCCCAGTTACTTCCATCGGTTGAATATCGAAGTTCTGGAGCAAAGTAAGTAAAGGGTCCTGAAGTTGTAGCCTGAACACCCGTTGCAAGCCATGTAGCATTCCCGTGTACTATTTCATATGCAAACATATTGAAGGCTCCACTAGCTACAGTCCATGTTGAACCATAATCAGTTGAATATTTAATAGTATTTGTAGCACTTGACCAGGAAGTTGATCCTGAACTTTCATCTATCGTTCGATATGCGTCCGATCCTGTGGCAATCCAGATGGATGAGTTATCTAGAGAAAAGGATGAACATTCTTTCACAAATCCACCGGATACATCACCTCTCCAACTTGCTCCTTGATCTAATGATATTGCCATTGTAGGACCACCTCCAAACTCAAGACCTCCTGCTATCAAGATTCCAGAGTTATCAGGACTGTATTTTAGTGCAAGTCCTCCCTGCAAGTAAGGATTAAGTGAATAAGGATTGATATTACTTCCATCATCTCGTGTGCGTATGATCTGTCCAGCGGGACTCGTCACAACTGAAGCACTTGAAACTCCCCATGTAATACCATTATCCTCTGATGGAAATACGACTGCAGCTCCATTATCAAAACTTCCACGACGTCCGCCTGCACGCCATTTTGTTGTTCCAGCAATGTTAATCACAGATGATACAATACTTGGATTGGTATCATCAACCCGATTGAATGAAATATCAGTAAACTCAATACTTCCATTAGAGGCTCGAAAAACACCTCCATCTGGATTAAACGGGTAAGGTAACGCATCTGTTCCTGTTCCAGAACGCGTCACTACAATCACATTACCTGAAAAATCAGCATCTACAGTGCTTTTGACACGAATCTCGGAAAGTGTTTGGACAGTAGGACCTTGTATCTTTTGAAACGAAGTAATGTTAGCAGATGAAGTTGCAATCAAACTACTCTTATAAGGCACATCATCTGCGATTGAGTCCTTTGAAAATACACTGAAGATCATGTTTCGTTCAAGTGTAGGAATAGCCGTAAAGGTTGTTGAAAGAGAAGACGTTGCGCCTCCTGCTTGTGCATTGATCGTAAAGTTACATAAAGAAGGAAGGATTACATCAGGAGGTATACCTGTGGTCCACGTTCCAGATACAACTCCTGTAGCAGATGCAACCGTTAGTCCATAGGTAGGAATCAATGATAAATCAAAGTTAGACACAGTTAATCCACTATACGACACTGCGTCAATATCAATCGATCCTACTGGATCCCCTGCAGTATAGGTATAGGTGCCTTGAGGAACTCTAAAAATCACGGTGTCTGGGATTACATTATAACTAAAATCTCGTGTTCCAGAGGAATATCCTGTCGTAGCATTGATTATTACATTACCAGAGGTATCCCCTAAAGGTGTTCCAGAAACCACTCCAGCAGGGTTAATACTCAATCCAGCTGGAAAGCCAGATTGTGTAACATCAATAACATTTCGTCCACTTAATGTACTGACTTGAAACTGAAAGGGTGTGATTGCCCGATTTTGAAGAAACAATAATGAGGACGTAGACACGTCTGCAAATGTAAATACATCATCTAGAATAGAGAACTTGACCGTTTTAGTTGCAGTGACACTCGTCCCTACAGCAGTGGCTGTAACTACTAAATCTGTGAGAGGTGTTACCGCGCTAGGAAGACCTGTTATTACACCATTTGAATCCAATGATAATCCAGTTCCACTGAACGCAGGAGCTGAGAACGAAATCGCACGTCCTGAAGCAGCACTTGCAGAAAACTGAATATTAGAGGGATAATATCCGTTCTTAGAGATGTCAACCGGTCTAGAGAGGATAAAACTATAACACAAGTCGGTTCCAACTGGACTTGAGAAGGAAACGCTATCATTCGAAATACTAATCGGTGTAATATAGTCTCGTGTGACACTTGAGTTGGTTGCACGAATCGTATAGTTTGCAGAACCTGCAGTTGTAGGTATTCCTGTAAGTCTTGCACGAGATAAGGATGCATCAAATACAAGTGTTAATCCATCTGGTAAACTTGTTGAAGAAATATCAGTTATGGGCACATTGCTTGTGAAAAAGGTCCCTGCAGTAAAAAAGTTTGCACTTGAATCGACAGGCACATTTGTGTATAAGATTGGGATTGTTGACAAATCAAACAAGATTGTTTCTGCAAATGAAAAGGTTAACGGTTGAGTTGTCTGCACAAGTGGAGAAGGAGAAATACGAGAGGCTTGAACCGTATAGACCAATCCATTGGATCCAGCTCCTGCTGCACGAAACGCATACGCTGCATTGGAAGTAGGTGTGCCTGATACAATGAATGTATAGGGAGCCGTAGTTGTTGTAAACGGAGAGACTTGAGTGTTTCCTGAACTGTCAGACGCAACAATCCCGTCAGGAAGAGTTGGAAATGTATATTGAACTGCACTGCTTCCAACAGGTGGAATGACTGTGATCACACGTGGTGTAATCGGTGTCCCAATCGTCATTCCTGAAATAATCGGTGAACCGGATAGATTCAGTTGAAGCCGTTCATTACTAATGACTATATTGAACTTTGTAGTTACAATCCTACTTCCCCCATTTTGAAGTCCGATGATTTGATAGTTGCTGTTTGGGACGGTCACTAAGGGAATACCACTGATATCGTAGATATTTGATGCATTGCTGACAAACGACAATCCAGGGGGTAAGCTTGGAACCGAAGTGGGAGGTTTCAATGTAAAGGAAGGAGCAACTAATCGAATAGGAGTAATGGCTTCGTTCTTATAAAAAGTGTACGAGTTGTTGCTAAGAGTCAGCCCGGATCCGTCCAAGAATCGTCCAGGTCCAATCGTTACTGTATTGCTAGAGCTCAAGATAGAGGATCCACTAACCGTTTGAAGAACAAAGTTTTCAGTTGTTCCTCCTGTTAGATTGTTGGATAAGTCTGTAATCGCAAACGTGTAACTTGTATTTGCATTCTTCGTGAAATAGAGTGGTGAAGGACTCGGTCCAAATCCACCTGAGTTTGTCACTGTTTGCAATGTATAGGTTAGGTTTGGATTTGAAATCGTATACGAAAACCCTTCGTATGCGAATACGCCAATCGCATTGTTCGAGAACGGTAGAACCGTAGTCATTACTTATTCTTGGGAAGTAAAGCTTTAACTGTCTTCCGCTTGGGTTTCGATCCTCCTACAACCGCAGTCTCCGGTGGAACAACTTTAAGTTCTTCAAACTTTTTCTGTGCCTCTTCAACGGGTAGATCACGGTAGACCATATCGAGTTTCAATCTCAAAAGGTTGGAGTTGCCGTCCATATTCTTCACTACGAACATTTCTCACCGCAGAATACCATACTTGCGGTTCAAAGGGTATACGCTTCTCTTCTTGGACTTCGGCTTGATGTGTAGTGTATTGAACCTTTAAAAAGTAAGCAAAGCCTACTAAGACCAAGACGAGTAAGATAATGTTAAACGTCCATGAAGTTGCTTGTGCAAGTTCATCACGTCGTTGAAGAAGACTGTTTTCAATCCGTCCCATGTCGGGGATGAGATGGTTCATTGCTGTAGTGCGCGTCTAGAAACTCCAAGGTTTTCCGAACCCACGGGTCGGTCACACAAGGACAAATACGAATACGAGTTGGATAAGCATAGACTTGACGAAGAATGGTATGTATTTCACGGCGTGACTTCCCGACGAGACAGATGTCCAACACAGTCTCCGAATACCCCAATAAGTCCATTACGCACTAGACTGTAAACTCTGTGTATACGGGTTCTTTTTGAATGCATCCAAGATGCCTGGATTGTTGCGCTGGATGTTAATGTCTTCTTGCAAGGGCTCGAAGTATTTGACGGAACCCTGAAGAGCAGCGGTAGGTGCTTGACCACCTAAGGTCATGAGTGGAGCCTCAAAGGAACGAGTGTTATTGAGGAGTGATTCGTCACGATGTGTTTGGACATTGTACGATTGAGGTCCCGCAGCCAATGCCGCTGTTCCACCGGAAGGTCCGGCAGGTGTTGGGCGTCCCTCGACCGTCAATCGCATGAACTCTTGATACGGTTCTGTGAAGGCACGAATGTAAGACAAGTATCCACCGGCTGCAGATTGAGCTGGGGATTCGTATTCGACGGAGGTAGTCTCACGGTCTTGGACTTTCATGACTTGAGTAGGATAGAGTGCAGACGCAACCTGTTGTCCCACTGCAGTGTTCACACGAGGAAGTGAGCCATCTTTACCCTCCAATACTTGGAATCGATCTGGGTGATTCTTCTTGACAGGCGCTTGAAGACCCATATCGGTAATGAAATGTGAGCCTGGAATAGGGTCTGCAGAATAAGTGAGTTTAGGCTTGTTCTCAACACGAAGTTCATCGGTAGTTCTTGGTAAAGCAAACTCACGAATGGAATCTTGTTGGTATCCACCGGAAGGAAGATTAGTGTATCCGTCATTCACACCCGGTCCAACTTGAACCTGTTCAATAGGGAATACATTCTTGGTTGCAAGTGAAGTCACCATACGAGATTGCTCGAAGTCAGTCTCTACCTGCTTACCCCATGGTAAACCAGTTGCGGGTTCAGGTTTGAAGAACGCACCTGCTTCTTCCTTATGGAAAAAGGTATTCTTACCAGTACCTGTGTAAGTATCCAAGATTCCATCGGTTGCACCACTGTAAGTGGATTGAGTGACATTGGCTCCAAAGAAGGGCACCATGTTATTGTGTCCTTCAGACGACTGAACTACATTAACTGAATCAGTCTGTGCAAAGTCGGCAGGACTAATAAAGGTTTCCTTAGGATTTCGCTTTTTAAGTAGTTGTTCTTCTTGCATTCGTGCAATCTGGGGCGCAAGGCTATAACCCAGCGCAGCTAATCCGAGTAGAAGGGCAACTTCCATCTTTGTTGTAAGACGGGTGATTATTTAAAGAGAGTCCACGAACATTAGACAGCGGCGTGGCGCAGAGGAAGCGCGATGGGCTCATAACCCATAGGTCGGTTGATCGAAACAACTCGCCGCTATTTTGAGGATCGTTTCGTATTCTCATTTCGTGTAGTTTGGTTGGTGACAAACGGCTCCACGGCATGAAGTTGAGGCTTGAATAAAAGCCATTGAAAAGGAAAGGTTGTTTCGTATCCTTTGGCTACAGGAATCTCGGTCTGTGTTTTCCACTTAGGTCGCTCAAAGAGTTTGGGTTGAACAGGTTCCATCTTAAAATGTGCGGACAAAATAATGTATGAACTCCTACTAGTTCTTGTAGTGATTCTCTTTTTGGGACTACGATACCGAGAAACCTTCGTCGTTAAATATGGAAATCCATTCAACGATGAAGACCTATTATCCTTTGAACCGAACGCAAAGGGTAAGCGTATTTTTGCGATTACACCGGATACATGTCCTGCAAACAAGTCGGAGTTAGATGCAGGATTATGTTATCAAGCATGCGATGACGGATACCATGGAGTGGGACCTGTCTGTTGGGCGAATACAGTGAATGTAGGGATTGGAAAAGTCATGGAGTTGAAATCCTGTTATGATTCAGGGCATCGATACGATGACGGAAGTCCATGGAATGACTGGGGCTTGTTATGTCAGAAAACGCTGAAATGGGATAACTGTGCATGGAGAAGTGTCTTTGGATGCGTAGGAGGGTTGACAGGTGGAGATTTACGAGCCAAACAGTTGACCTGCGATAACTATGGAGACCGAGAAGAGGTTGACGCATTGTGCTACAGGAGATGCCCTGAAGGAATGCGTCATGTTCCAGGCATGCCGTACTTGTGTTTCAAAGGAACTCGAGGACTTTCCTATGGACGAGGTGTAGGAGATGTTCCACCAATCTTTGCGTGGGGGTCTTAAGACTCATCACAAGTCCCTATAAACATTATTCCACATTGCATAGCGCTTATCCCCTTCACTCACAGTATCACGCGCAACAAGTGCAACCCCTTCATCTTGTAATACCCATCGTCCTAGTCTTAGCTGCCCTAGACTTAGAGAAGATGGAATCGTCGCTTGGGTTGCATCACCCTTATCACCCTTATCACCCTTATCACCCTTGGCTCCAGCAGCTCCATTTTTACCATCTGCTCCGGTAGGTCCTCTAAGTCCATCTCTACCGGTAGGTCCTTGTACACCTGGATCACCCTTCTCACCGGTATATCCGGTAGGTCCTATGACTCCAATTGCATTCCCATCTGTACCTTGAGGGCCTTGTTCACCTTGTACACCTTGATCTCCCTTTTCACCTGTAGGACCTTGTTCTCCTCGATCACCTTTGTCACCTTTAGTTCCTACTGAACCAGGAATGCCCTCGTTACCTTGAGGTCCTTGATCTCCCTTGGAGCCGGTTGCACCTGTTTCACCTTTACCTCCACGGATTCCATACGGTCCTTCCCAAGAACGAGCATTGTTTCCTAGTGATCCACCCAAGGATTCTACATATTCATTCCCGCCTTCTAGATGTTCTCGAACTCCAAAGGGAGTGAAAAACTGCTGCTTGAATGGGTTGGTGAAACTGCTTCTTCCAACAAACTTTTCAACACTGCTTTGTTTTTTGTATTTAGACCATTCGTTACGGGAATAGGGATCTAATGTCAAGGTCTTAAGCATTCTCTTGAAACGTTCAACCATGGAGTTGTATTTTGTCATATCCACACCTGGAACGGGGGCAGGTGGAATGAAGTTACCCTCAGGTTTGAAACCAAAGCAGTTGACACCAAACTTTGTGGCTGGATCAAAATAACCACCGTTCACGCCTGGACGACCACAAAAGGTTCGCTTTCCTGGATCGACTTCTTGTTGAAGACGTTTCCATGTTTCGAGCTGTGTCGGATACAGCGCCATTCCACCTACTGACCAACCGTATCCACACCATTCAGCGCCTTTTGAATATGCTTCCATGATCTGTTCGAGTGTAGCAAGTTCAGCCCCATACGCTCCACAGACTGCAGGCGCTTCATCGTAGGTGAAGACTTGGTCGTTGATGTGGAAGACCTCACTTGCAACAATAGGACCCCCTGGAGTTGTTCGTCCTAATGTATTCTTTCCTGGAGTCGCAGGAACAACTTCTTTCTTGACTTCTTTCTCCTCGACGATTTCACTTCCAAACAGTTGGTCTATCGATACAAAATCATAATAGACTAACACGGCGAGAACAAGTGCAATCGTAGCCCAAAGCACTAAGACTGCAATGAAGGAGTTTGTGACAAACAAGACGATGAGAGACAGAACAACGAAAAAGGCACCGACAAAGACCCCGTAAATGTCAGAGGTCAGAATCGTTTCCTTTATGGTTCCAGTTGGACCCGTTCGTCCTGTGCCTCCTGTCGCGGAGGATGCGTTTTGTGTTGTAGTGTTTGTGGTTGACCCTGATGGACCTGTACCTCCTGTCGACATTCTTTACTTATTCATTGATACGATAATACATGAGCAATCGCATACGATCATCGTGAGGCATAAAGTTTGCAGTATGTGTTTGAACATGTGTGTCATCAAATCGATACCACGGCTGACCCGGAGGAAGGTTACGACCCCAGGTGAACCAGTGACTTCCTGTAAAGCAGACAATCGCAAACAGTGCGAAGCGGACCTTGTTGAGGACGATGACGGGTGTATACTGTGTAGTGGTTCCCATGGATGTCTGGTGAAACATCATGACTTGAGGGAACTCTGCAAACATCATCTGCTTGTGACATCCTTTATTCTTGCACTTTTCACAGGTCCAATCGGGAATACTTTGAGGCTTGACGGTTTCGGCAATGGCGTCAGAGACAGTCTGTTTGCCTCCTACGGGCGTGATGGAGAACTCGTTGAGGGTGTCTGGACGAATGTCCTTGTAATCACAGTGGTCACACTGAATGGAGTTCGCAACCTTGAAGCGTGTCAGCGTATCAAGGAAGGGTACTTTGTCACAGAGAAACTGGATGAACTCATGGGAGTCACCGATGCTTTCTCCTGCAGGCATAGAGGGACATACCTTGACACATTCGTACAAGGCTTTTAATCCCTCATCGCCACGACTCGCCCATATTTCGGCGAGACATACTTCAACTGGGTTATCAATATCTTCTTCAGTATCATTCACTCGTTTCTGGAAGTCAGGGATGCGTAAGATAGCTTGGAGTCCTGCGTTAATCCAGCAGGACCCATTTTTGTTTCGAAGACCGAAGGTAGTCATTTATCTTTGGAAGGCTGAGAAATCTGTTAGGAATGGAACGGGTTCCGTTTTGAAGGAATAACTTGAGGATGCAAACTGTTGTGAAACTCGGTAAGGATCTTGGATTAAATCCATATCTCCGGGTTGACGGGAGTATGGGAAAAACTGACTATTTGCATCGGACCCTAATCCACCCGATGTAGGGATTGAACCTTTTAGGTCTACTCCGCCAGCTCCACCAGCTCCACCAGCTCCACCAGCACCTGCACCGCCTGTACCACCAGCAGCACCTGCGCCGCCCATCTTTCTTCGACCACCTAAGAGTTCGGGGTATGGATTTGTTGTAGTTGAATCAATCAATCCTTGTGCACCTGGGTCTCCAAAACCCCTGAACAGAGGTCCAAAGAGTTTATTCAAACCACCTCCTGAACCTGAACCTGAACCTGAACCTGCACTACTTGTTGGACCTGGATCTGAACCTGGACCTTTAAAGTAGTTCAATAGAACAGCTCTAATATAGGGTTTAAAAACCTCTTCTCCTCCTCCTTCCATAAGATACGAATCAACATCCTGTGGAGTAACTGGAACTATTGCCTGTTTATACTTTCTACTGTAAAAGTCAGATGCGGCAAATTTAAGTATCATTTTAGAAAGTTGTTTTGCTTGTTGTTGTGTTGTAGACTGATCTGAGTTTACATATATATTCGCCATTTGGGTTTGCTGAACTGGAGTTAGTAAGTTCCAAAGTTTTTCAACAACGGTATCATTATATACCACACGATCTCCCATATTTACTGTAGGAGCCTCAACATCTGGATTCACACCTACAAAGTTTGTAGTAGAACTTCCTCCAGCTGGTGTACCTTGTCCAGGTGCTGCGCTAGAATTTCCTCCAGCTGCATTGTCTGCTGCCACTTGTGCTGCTAGAGCTGCGGCTGCAGCAGCTGGATCTACTGGAGGAGGAGTATATCGTTTCCCTTCAAATACTCTTCGTAAAGTCAGTCTACTGAATGCATCCATTTGTAGTTCAAGTCCGAACCGCTCTATGAATGTATCAATCTCTGAGATTGTAACTGGAGTGTCGGGAGGGGTTCTGTTTATAAACTTTTTCCAATAAAAGGCTGATGTTGCTTTCTTGATCAACTCTTTTGGATTACGTCCTGTCACTATCTGAGTCCTCCAATCGTTTTTCTCTTGTAGAGAAAGCATGTCATACATCGCATCTACTTGAGAAGGACTGTAGTTCTTTTTTATAACTGGATCATCAGATGGTTCACTAGGTTCTTCAACATCATTTGGACCAAATCGTTCACGAGTCAGAGTCCACATAAAAAGGACTGCGGCAATCACCAGCAGAATCCACAGTTTCTTCATTATTTCTACACTACATTTTTAGCACACTCACCACCATCGCACACGCTGTAAAAGCTTCCACTGTTCCAGCTCGTCGATTTGTCGTCCCACGTTCCTTCACGGCGCGGTTCACTTTGTGGAACAGGACTGTATTCGCCTTCAGGTAGCTTTCCTCGTCGACTATCCGAAGGTGTATACGTCAACTCGGTCCGTGTTCGTACTTCATCGACACCCATTTTGGGTTGAAGATTTGCACCTGAAAAACCTGCTAACGCTCCTGTAGTCACTATCTCTTTCTGTTCCCGTTCAGCTGCACTTCCTGTTCGATCGACTGCAAACCCCGAAGTGATGATCTTACGAATCGATTCCTTATCAACCCCTGGATTGGTCACTGCATCTGCAAAGGTTTTGACTTCAGTGTCTTTGATAAACACGGTTGGATTGTCTGTGCGTGCAGGTTTATAGATTTCATCATAGAACTTCTGAAGCACTGTAATATAATCGTCATCATTCCCTCCAATCGGGGCTTGTGCGTCAATCTTACTAAGCCACTCTGCGTTTCGTGTTGGACGCTCACCTGGTCCTTCAATCTCTACATAGTGTTCGCGCACTCGCAAGAATATCAAGAGTAACGCAATCCCTAGAAGTATCCAGAGTCCCATTGTTTATTGGACACTACAATTCCACGAAGTCTCTGGACCTTGGGGAACCGATTGAACCGTAGGCTGCTTTCCCCGAAGTTCTTGGCGAGTCTTTTCAGCACGATCCAAATCATAATCTCCTCGTGCAATCGCAGCTTCAGACGATTGAATACCTTCCCATGCCGGAGACATTGCAGAGTATTTGGCTTGTGTTTGTGGGTCCCGAACTTGAAACTCTAGAAATCCAGTATGAGTTGTGTTCTTTCCAGGCGTGTATCCCTGTGTATACGTAGGGCTAATCGATGGACAATAGGTTCCCTGAGCTTCAAGTGACTTTTTATACTGTTCGTAGTCATCGAGTGTTTTGAACGGACGGACTTGTCCTGTTTTCACAGAATGACCTTCCCATGAGCGGTCGAGTCTTTGTTCTATCCGAGTGATACACGCCATTTTCTAGGTATCCATATAAATGTCGCGACGAGTTGCCGTAGTCTATTTCTTTATGATCGGTTGTCCTCATTGTGAAGCCATGCGACCCGCGTGGAATGACGCGAAGAAACAGTTGAAACATGTGAAAGTAGAAGAGAAGGAAGCCAATCAAGTGGGTATGGACGACGGTGTCCAAAGCTTCCCGACCATTGTGGTCCGCAAGAATGGCAAAGAAGTCAAGCGTCTAGAAGGAAAGAGAGATTCAGGTAAGGACATCCTTCAAGAACTAGGCTTGCGCAGGAGTCGGGGCCTCACCTACAGAAGGAACAGGAAGTCCCGTCATCGTACCCTTCGCAACAACAAATCCCTCGCTTAATCCTTTTTGATTGGTTCGTTGTCCATTCTTACCAAGGAACTCTAAGAACCCTGCATGATCATCTGCTGGCACAGCGTAGAAGTTGCGCTGAGACTGAACTAAATCAAACACATCTGTGGTATCCATGTAGATATTGGATGTCTGTGCGAAGGCTTCATTCACCTTGTCACGGACATTTACATCGGTAATCTCGGCTGCAGGAGGACGCTCTGGGTTGTCGATGATATCGGTAAGTTGAGGATTCATGAACGGGTTGTCGGCGGTCGGCATAGAGGTTTCAGTTCCTGTGTATCCAGACACTACAGGTCCAGATATAAAACTTTCACCAACGATCTTCTTGGCTTCAGGGAAGACCGATTCTAATAGAACGGTAGCGGTCATGACGACAGGCACCAACAACAAATACCATGCGTCTCGTGAAGTTAACAACAACAAGACAGATAAATACACTGAAAAGCGAACCACTGCGTTCAGCGAGGCTCGGACGGGCATTGAGGGTTGTGGGACAAACTTGTACCAAGTATCTTGACTAAATAGAATACTTGGTTCCGAATACCAAAAAGGTTCAGTCATCTCTTACTTTGAACCACGGGTTTTTTGTTCGTGCTTTCTCTGTAGTCGTGCCAAAATCCTAGCTCGACGCGCATCGGGATGATTCGAGAGAATCTGCTCTGCAGTGTTTCCAGTAGTGTTACCTGTATCTTCTCCGAGGACGGCTTGATTCAAAAACTTACCAAAGGACGACTGGAACTTGGCTCGAATCCTTTCAATATCGCGTCTTAACTCATGTTGATTGAGTTTACCGGTTCGAATCTTCTCTTGCAAGACATCTCGAGCACGAAGCATAATCTCGTTTAAGATTTCACTCTGTTGAGGATTTCGAAGCATCTGAAGCAATCGCTCGGGATCTTCAAAATCTACATTCAACTCTTCAAGATTTACAGACTGAATAATCTCACCCACTAAAGACACCAATCGTGTACTCATGATGAGTTCAAGCATCTCAGACATGGACGATTGTGTCTCTTCATCTTCCAAGATCTTCTGAACTTCATCGGCTTGGGCTAGATTGCCTGGAATGGCTCCCTTCATCGCTTCCATCACTTTCGCAAACTTCTCTTTGGGGTTTCCGTGGAGGAGTGAATAGACAAATGCCATCTGCACTTTCTTCCAGTTGTCGTCGGAGGGTTTCCATACGATCTTGATTCCGGGAAACAACTCAATGTCTTTAAAAAGTGTGTCATCACGCTTTATAACCCGCAACAGATGAGGGAGAAGAACAGTCTCAATGTGTTGAAACAGTTCTTCGTTCGCTCGAAGTTCAGGATGTGCCTCTTTGAAGATGGCTACAAGATTTCGTAGATGCTCCATTTATTAGTGTTGACTAGATGTTCTCTAAGCCTTATTACCGCCACGACTTTCGAACTGGCTCATTTGTGCATCGGTCAAGCAGACGCATCCAGTGTCACTGGAGAAGGGGCTTGGGCAACAATCTGCAGAGATACGATTGTCTTGGAACTGAAAGAGTTCTTGATCGTTTGCCATATCGTATGGTTTCTCAGAAACTGGCTTAGGTTCAGAGCCTAATAAGGGTGAGACTCCATCATAACCTGAAATACCTTCACTCTTTTGCATATCGAGTGGCATACCACGTTCACGCTGCATGAATCGTTCCTTTCCATCTGTTGGCTCCTCGGATGCCTTAGAGGGGGCGGGAACCATTGAACGAGCAAAGTATCCAGCTAGGAGTGCCGCGAGGAAAAAGATGAGAACTGCTATTGTCTTTCGCATTATCTGTTACAGTGGAAAAAATCAAAATGGATTCTTGAAAGTTATGGAAACTACTTTCATCCCCTAAAATGAACACTTATGATTCCATGTCCCTCGTCGAGTTGAAGAAGGTCGCCAAGACCCGACGCATCAAGATGTATTATACCAAGAAACGCCACGAACTCATCCGCCTCCTCTCCATGCCCACCTTACCTGAATCCTTCACCATTGAAAAGTATACCATCGTCCAACTTCGCCAGCAAGCCAAAGAACGCAACATAGCCGGTATCTGGAAACTCACTCGTGAACAGCTCGTCAACCTCTTATACCCCCTTCCGCAAGAGCATCACCAAGATAATCACAATACCCATGAACATGATAGCCCACAGACCCAAGATTGCCACCAAGTACGGGAACAAGAAGTCAAATAAATAGTTGAACAAAGGAGCTACAACATTCGAATGAAACGCCAGCTGGACCTCTGGCGTCTTCACTCGTTCCAACATATCATTCAACAAGGATTCGATAAGTTTACTCATTGAAATTTGTCTGATAACCTATATAAACATGAAGCTAAATCAGACGAAAATGATTCGCCTCGGAGCCGTTGTTGCAGGAGTTGCTGTGTTGTATGTTCTTTTTACTTCCTATTCAGGTGCGAAGGCAGCGGTTGTGGATAAGGCTGAAGAGCTCGGAGGCTCTGGCTCCATGGCACCTTCTTCCAACAGTGGACCTTACATGAGTATGCCACACGGTGTCGCTGGTAACGCCACCTCTGTCTCTGGAATGATTCAAGGACGCACTCCCTCCTCTCAACAGACCTACCAAGAGTCAAACTTGTCTTCCTCTGAGCTTCTTCCTAACGGCAAGATTGGTGCCGACTGGGCTGCAGTCAACCCTGTAGGCGCCGAGGACCTCAAGGGACAGAACTTCTTGCAGTCTGGTTACCACAGCAACATCAACATTGTTGGAATCAGCCAGACCAAGCGTAACCAGAGCTACGACATCCGCTCCGAGTTACCTAACCCACAGTCCAAGGTTGGTCCATTCTTGAACACAACCATTGACCCCGATCCATTCAAGGCATCACGTGCCGTCGAGGGACTCACTGCCTAAAACCTAACTAGTAAATAATGTTCCCTCTCGCTGCCGGTGTAGGTGTAGTTGCTCTCGCATACTTAGCCAATCAAGGACCTGGTAACACAACTCGTATGAAAGGCCCAGATGGGCGTGAGTACGACATGCAAAACTTACCTGATAAACAGGCTGCTGTAAAGTTGATGTCAGAGATTCGTGCAGACCTCGTGAAGTTGTATACCTATTACAAAGAGACCCCTGGATTAGACCAGGACCCACCGATTGGTCGATTCATACAACGATTCACACCGGATGTATTTATTGAGAACGAAATGAGTTCACCTGACACATCCTATTCCGAGAACAAGGGACAGAAAATCGTAGTCTGTCTGCGTGACAAAACCAAGCCACCCAAGTATCCACTCGTCGATAAAAACACAATCATGTTTGTGATGCTTCACGAGATGGCACATTTGATGACCGAGACCATCGGACACACGCAAGAGTTTTGGGCGAACTTCAAGCTAATTTTGGGAGACGCAGTGAAAGTCGGCATTTACCATCCCGTGAACTACTCACATACACCGACACCGTATTGCGGAATGATGATTACAGACTCGCCCATCTAGTTAGAAACAAATCCGATTTCTTAAGTAATGAAAACCGTCCCCGTCTTTGGGACTTTACAGCCGGTCCGTTTCTTTGAGGATGACAGCATCGAAACCGTTCGGCAAATAGTGGCGTTACATGTAGCGTCACATCCAGACCGCCTCTTTATTGAAGCCAAGACGAACTTGCCCAAAGACTATTATTCCACGAATCCAGTTCATTGGACCAACTTGTTTTTGCGTTTATCGTTGGACGGAAAGCGAATCACACAGGACCGATTGAAAGTCTATTTGACCGAGATTCGTGTTGGAACTGGTGTGACAGAACGAGAAGTCACACGAGAAGAGTGGGAGGACCATGAAGAGTTTTTGCAACCGTTGTTTGACCCACCGACCGATTTCGATGAATGGCGCATTCTAGGTGTGGATGAAGTGCATTCATTTGTGATGCCTTTACCACCCAGAGATATTCCACTTCAAGCAGTCTCTCGTCCGATTCCGCAAACGCAAAGTTTGTTTGAAACCTTACATCCTTACGAGGTGTCTGAACTTCGTGCAACGGCTCTTTCACCCGACGCATCTCCTGGAATCAAGTTGAACTACTTTCCTCGTTTCAAACCTGATACACCAACCACCATTGAACCTTTGCGTTCTTCGATTGAAGCATCCCAAGCACAACTTCAACGATTACTTGACTTGGACACACCGAAACATGAAACGGTCTCGATGGTTCGTGCGAAATGGTATATTCCTTTGGTCTCCACAACCTTTACAGCTCCACGAACACGATTCGAGCAAATCTTCTATGGAATGACTGTGAATGAAGAGACACCGTACATTGGCTACTTCACTGCAAAGACTGAAACGGTGCGTCACAAGTTTTACTGCCCCGATTCGAAAGACAAGAAACCCCTGCTAGATGTCTCCATGTGGAAAGGATGGTTCAATAATACGCAACCTCAACGCCGTATTCCCACACTGCTCTTGTATCGTGGAAGTTCACGCACTTCCTTTGAACGGATTGCGATTACAGACCGCGATATTACCGTAGATGTGCGTCGTGAGAAAAACTCCAAGGAAACACTGGATGAACTGAAAGCTAAATCATTAGAATGGTTGAAGACTTTGGATGCATTAACACCGTTTATGGTTCAAACCGATATTGAAGCATCACGCTGGGAGTTGAGTGACTTATCTGTGGTCGCAACTTATGCAAAAGAGATTCGGGAGTTTGATATGCTACGATTTCCATGCTTGCAAAGTGTCTTTGGATTTCAAACCGATACCTTCCGTCTTCTTCGAGCCGAACATACTTCTGATAACATTACACCACGAGAACTTCAAGCACTTCAAGTCTTGAATCAAGAAGACGCACTTCAAACCGCAGAGTATTTGGCTGAAGAGTTGAATATTCCACTCGATGAAGCAGGTGAGTTGTTAGTCTCCGTCCAAGAGAGAGCTGAAGAAATCAACTTGGAGAAGTCTTTGCGTGCGTATCCAACCATTCGATTTTCCAATAAGGAAGTCATTCTTAAGTTTGTCACCAACTTGGAACGAACCTTGAAGTATGTCGACATCTTGCGATTTGTCTTGACTTCGGAGAGTGAAGCGATTGATGCAGTCTGTCCACGACGTATGGAAAAGGTAGTTCCCAAAGTAGCTGTTCCACAACAGGAGATTCAAATGGAAGGTGAACTTGAAGCCGATGATACGTTCAATGCATTAATGGGATTTGAAGAAGAGGAAGAAGTAGTTGAATCGGTTCCGACCGGTCAAAAATCTAAGAAGGTCAAGGTTCAGCCACGAGGTATGGGAACTTACAACTTCTTCAATAACCGGCTTCAGAAGTTTGACCCTGCAACCTTTGATAAGTCCATCTATCCTTCCAAGTGCGACAAACCTAAACAAGCCATCGTATTGACGGAGGAAGACAAACAACGCATTGGTCCAGACTACAACTATTCAACCGTTCCACCCAATGAAACCTTGGAACTCAAAGACCCCGATGGAACTGTGATTTGCCCTCCGTATTGGTGTATTCGTGATGAACTTCCGTTGAGAGAAGATCAGCTTATAGTGAAAGAAGACGCACTGCATTGTCCAATCTGCGATGGTAAGGTTCGAACAACAGACGATTTGGATACCTTGGAGTTCACAGTCATCAAACGAGATACGTACGCAAAGTATCCAGACTACATCAAGTCACTCTCCTCCATCAATAAACGCAAAATCCCTTGTTGTTTCCAAACACCTCGAGCTTCAACGGAAGTGTTGGTGACTAAAGAGGAACCAATGTATGTGTTAGACGCAACCACAACTCAAGTTCCTGCATTGCGATTTACTTACCTTTCACCTGAACTAGCAAGTCAGTTATCCATTGAAACCGACTATGCGAACTCGGTTAAAAAGGGTCGTCTTTCTTCAGGTGAATCGGATTACTTCCGAGTTGGTATCGGTCGTCCTTCAAAAACCTTACCTATTTTGTTCAATGATAAGACCTCCATTCCACGCCCTCGGGATGCAAAAGACAACCTTATGCAATGTTCCTTCTTCCGAACATGGAAAGACCGTAAAGACGATGGATCACAAATAGACCGAATCGTTGCGTCTATTGATCATGCGTATCAGAATGGAGAGCTTGGAATACTTGAAGAACTAGAATATGTGACAACCTTTTTGAAATGTGAAGTCATTCGGATTGAAGGAGGACAAGTTGTGTGTGGATTCTGGTCGGATTCACAAGGTGCAACTTCACGCACGATTGTCTTGATGGGAAACTCACTCTTAGCTTACGTATCACGTGTCAAATATGGAAAGTCTTATAAGTCAGAGTTTATTACAGACCTTCGTAGACCTGCATTTAAAAAGACTTTACCGATTGTACGTGACCGTCACATTCGAGCATGTACGGTTAATGCTCCTGTCTTAGCGGATGCCATTACAGAGCTTCAACTCAAGAACGAAGCGTCCTATCAAGTTGTGTTAGACCCATTCAAGCGTATTCAAGCCGTCTTTGTTCCCAAGAAGATTCTACTTCCCGTTCAACCTGCAAATACTCAACCTGAAGCAAAAGTTCCAGTTCTCCAAGGATATGCGGATATTCCAAAAGAAGATCTTCCATCAGGAGCCTTAGTGCGTGCGTTTCTCAAAGACACCAAACATGCAAAGTTCAAGGTTCAAGCCGACATTCACGATGTAGCTGGAAGAATCGTCGAACTTGAACTGACGTCTGGATTCCGAGTTCCGATTGTGCCCGAGGAGTCTGAAGGAACTGCAAAAGAAGTGATTGAAACCGTTCAACAGTTCAATGAAAAAACACTGGTCGATGGAGCTCCGAATGCAGCGGATATGCAACTTGCTCAAAACATCACCTATTCCTCCGAGATTTATGAGTTCTTATTATTCTCGTTGTCCAAAGACATTCAAACAGGACCGGATGGAGCCATCTTGGACCCGACCTATCAAGTGCTTCGTAATGCAATCATCAATCGTGGTGCAGCCCTTTACAAAGAGTTGACCAAATGGTTCAAAGCCGAAGCGTATGAAGACACGACTAAAACTCCCATTGAGTTTGTGAATAAAGTGCGAACACCCTGTGGACAGTTCACAGACAAAGACAAGTGTTCCAAATCCTCTTTATGTGGTTGGCATAAGAACACCTGCAAGATTCGAGTCAAGCCCAGTGTTGAAAAAGAAGCAGTTCTTAAACGAATTGTTAAGACACTCCGCGATAACGACAAACAGCGTGCGCTGGTTCTCGATGGTCGGTTGTCACCTTTTTTTAGTACGATTTTGTATTTAGAAATGCCTCACGAGTTGATTACAACGACCATTTAGACCTTGAGGAAGTGAACCTTGAGGAACTTTTGGAGGTTGAGGTAAGTGACTTCAGTCTTGTCGTCCACTCGGAGGAGTTTGGCAAGTGCTGCATTGGGTAAGATGCGGCGTCTGAAGGTTGGGTCAAAGCAACTGTGGCTCTTGACATACTCGGAGATGAACTTGGTCACATCGGTTTGTGATCGCTTCTCACCGGCCTTGAGTCCCATGAACTGGCAGAGCTCGGGGCTGAGTGGCTTCTCTTTGAGGAAGGCGTTGTTGGCACGTCGAGCCTCCCATGCAACTCTTTGCTCAGGGGTCAATGTAGCTGGGTCAACCTTGCGTTTCTTCTTGGAGTCACGAGCCTCCTTCTTGGCAGCTTTTGCGGCTTCCTGTGTAGCCTTGACTGCATCACGAACACGGGTTGTGAACTCGGTGGAGAGTGCCTTGAGTTGCTCTGTGAGGTTAGAGAGGAGAGCATCAGAGGTTTGTGCTGGAGCAGCAACTGTCTCTGCGGCTGCGTTGCTTGCAGTTGCAGCAACGGTAGGAACTACAATCTCGACCTTGGAGGCGGTAACCTTCTCCTTCTTGGCCTTTGGGGCCTTGGCGGCAGGTGCTGGAACAGGGGCAGCGGCAACTGGTTCGGCGGTCTTCTTCTGGATCTTCTTGTCGGCAGGCATCTTGTTTGTTTTAGAGACAGAGACTGTTGAGGACATTTCTAACGCGTTGGGTATGATTGTTACCCTCGGCGGTCATGTAAATACTTTTAACACCGATACAGAACGGACAGAATTGAAAAAGTAATGGTATAGGGGTCGCGATAGAAAGTAATGATGTGAAGCAGCGTGTTGAGACACTGCAAAATAAAGACAGTGTCTTTCTGGAAACTGTTGGGCGGGAAGGCTCGGTTCCCACATAACATTGCGATTCGTCCTCGAAAGGGGTCCGAGGCGGGGATGACGGTCTCAATATCTCGATGAAGCAATATAAACATCGTCTTGTAGTCGTTCCGTGTAAAGTCAATGAAGTGTTCAGGATAGACCTCGACGAACCCATAATCTGCAAAGTGTTGGGTCAGGATGTTCAACCGATGACGAACTCGATCGATAAACACTTCTGATTCCAAGGGCACAGGTTCTAGGTTGCGTTTCTTGTAACCCCAGATGGTTCGAAGCCGTTTTCGGGTCTCTGCTTTCAAAGGAACCTTTGTGTAGGGATTGACCGGTGTGTAGTTTCTCATACACCATGTCCACAGTGACCCAAACTCAAACCACCAGTGCTTTCCATTCTCTTCAAATGAAATATAGTCCATCGGATGCACTCGTTCTTTCTCAGTGAAGGAAATGATGTCTTCATCGTTCGCAAGACCTTTGCGGGATAACACTCCAAAGCCCGCATGCGATAATCGATTACGAACTAACCATCCGCGAAACAATGCTTGAACCTTTGTAATCGGAGGTGTAGGATGAACGGCTACCCATAACTCTGGGTCTTTCATTCGTGCATGTCGTCCACATAAACTATGTCCAACAAGTGCAGTTGAAGTGCAGGGGTCTCTTGAACCTCGTTTTTTAACCGACGCACATTGAACCATTATGTTCTATGAAGACCTTCTTGAAAACTGG